GCCTCGCCCATAAAGTAATCACCGCCACAACTTTCTCGAAAGGAGCCATCAACAAAGGTCTTTTTTGGATTCGGGGTGAACCCGCAAAAACCAAGAACAACGATCAATTCACGCGCGATCTCCGTGGGAACGATGATATCATCACCGTACACTAAGATATCCTTTCCAGGAGCGAAAAGGTAGCCCAAGTACTCACTAACCGCAGCCGCGAGGCTTAGGAATATGAGTGTCTCAAGCTCGAACGTAAACCCGTTACCCATACTACTGAATTTCTCCAGTAGAACCCAATTCCCATTGATATGGGTCTTGGGCGAACGCAATGAGGCGAAAGCCTCATACCAGCGCTCGGGGAGCAGAATCTTGACCAGATTCTTGCAAACGGTATCGCTAGCGTTTGATAAGTCGATCGTAGACCAGCAACCAGTAAAACTACCGGCTTGTGCAACAGCACGATGCAAAGTCTGCGCATGCAGGAGATCAATCCCTGCATTTTCCCTAAGGCGGTCTCTCACGAGACGGCCCAGCCCGAGCTGGTAGAAGACATTGAGCGAAGGCTCGATGCAAATACCACGATCTTTCGACGAGTCTTTTGGGACAGTCGTGAATCGATTTCCGGGCACGGTGATGGGGAAACGCGATCGGAAGTGGTCCTCAGCACAGGCGGATGCCCATGCTGTAGTGTGCCAAGGCCAAAGCCAAGGCCAAGCTTCCGAGGTCAAAGTGGGATCAGACGACATCTTGTCGGGAATAGTATTTAACTTACCACGATCAAGGTAGGTAGTACCCGGTCCATGGCGAGCGTACTCAGCGACTTTTAGGTCGCTGAAACCACCCAACCACGAATCTATATTTTTGCGCGCGAGTGCAAGGATTGCCTCCGGCGCCAATGCGTTCAGCCGAGGTGGCTGAAATACGTATTGGTATAGACGTTCGTTGGTACGGTAACATTGCTGCTCTGCGGCAAAGAAGGTCTTTCGAGCCTCCTCGGCTAGATCGATCCCGGTGGGCAGGAAGCCCGCTTTCCGGAGTAAATCTGTCGCCTGAGCAGCCCTACGGTATGACATCGCGTCACCGTAGTCTGTCACCTCAGCTCTCAAGTTGACGAGCTGAGTCCACTCACCCTCGCGCAGCAGGATTGCCACGGTGAGGGATCTGGCACAGTTGAGCTCAGCCAGGATGGCCTGAGCAATCTTGGAAATGTCTTTCAAGATTAATTCCTTTTAGGAGTCAAGAGGGGAGTTACCCCCCAAGAAGCTTTAGACCGGAGCCGTGCCCGCCTTCAAGTCGACCTTCAGGGCCGTCAAGAGGTTGATCGTTTGCGAAACGCATTCGTTCCACTGGGCAGCAGGC